TGGTGTGTCGCTACTTCATTCTACCAGAGAGCTGCAAACCTTGTCTTTTTTATTTGCGCAACTTATTGTACCTTATCAAAAAGTATCATGCTGACGCCGTTTTGTTCGCTGATTTCACATGGATTGAAATTGAGGGTGCAAAAAGGGCGGTCTGCTTGACGCAAACCGCCCTCTGGTACAGTATATTCAACTCTGAGCTTTCGCCTGTTTCTTTTTCTCGCGGGAACGCCTTGAGTATTCCCTCTGCTTTTCCCGTTTCTTCCGCAACCGCTCCTGTTCTGCCAGTTCCTCCGGTGTAGGCTCCGGGATAGGCACATCAAACTTGCCGATGAACTTCAAATAAATATCAACTTCCTGCACCCGTTCGCCGCTGGACCTATCCGGCGCATGGACAACGATCTTGTCCACAAACTCAAAAATCATCGGCGTGGTCAGCACCGAAAAATCGGTGTACCGCTTGACCAACTCCAGGAATTGATCGGCCCGGTCTGTATCGGCGTTGAACGCATCAAGTTCTGCCTGTTCCCGCTCAATCGCCGCATCCAATTCCTCCTGCTCACGCTCATACCCGTCCGACAGCAGCTTGAACCGCTTCTCCGTCAGACTGCCCGTGGCAAAGGATTCATAGAGCTTCTTTATCAGCCCGTCCAACTCGGCGGACCGCTTGCGGTCACGGTTCAGCTTGCGTTTCAATTCCTTTGCGGCGTTGTCCTGCCGAAGCTGGGAGGCGGCGCGAATCTTCTCGACAAAGCCCTTTTCATCGGAGATCGCATAGGTGCTGGCGGTTTTGATGGTATCCAGCAGTAGCGCCCGGACTGCCCTGGTGGTGATATAGTGGCTGCAACACTTCTGCTCGGAGTGTTTGGCGGTCAGCATATAGGTGGAGCAGTTGTAGTTATCGCTGGGATAGAGGCCGCTGTCAGGGTCAGGTTCCCACCCCTCTTTCAGCGCCCTGCCTCTGCTTCGATGGTTATACATCCTGGCCCCGCACTCGGCGCAGAACAACAGCCCCGTCAGGGGATTGGCCTCGCCCGTGGTGTCCGTCCGGCGTACTGTCTGCCGTGACCGCTGGGCCAGTTTCCAGGTTTCCGGGTCAACAATAGCCTCATGGGTGTTTTCAAAAATCAGCCATTCCTCCGGGGGACGTTTTATCATCTTCTTGTCCTTATAGGAGGGCTTATAGGCGCGGAAGTTGACGGTATGCCCCATATACTCCGGCTTGGCGAGCATATCCGCAACGGTGTTGCTCGTCCAGTCATAGGGACGGGACATATCCGTTTTGCTCTGGCACGTTCCCCGGCCCCGCTGGGCGAGGTAGTAGGAGGGGCGCTCCACCTTGTCATTCATCAGGATTTTGGCAATGGTTAAAGGGCCTTTGCCCTCCACGCTCAACCGAAAAATGCGGCGCACAACATCCGCCGCTTCTTCGTCCACCAGCCAATGGTGCTTTTCCTCCGGGTCCTTCTTGAACCCGTAGGGGATCGTGTTGGTGACGGGCTTGCCGGACCGTCCACGCACCTGATACTGCGCTTTCTGTTTCCGGCTACAGTCCCGGACGTACCACTCATTCATGATGTTCAAAAAGGGCGCAAATTCCCCCGAATTGTGGTCAAAACTGTCCACACCGTTGGAAATAGCGATAAACCGAACACCCTTCTCCCTAAACAGGATTTCCGTATAAAATCCTGTTTGCAGGTAATCTCTCCCGACCCGGCTCATGTCCTTGGCGATCACGCAGCCGACCTTCCCGGCCTCAATGTCCGCCACAAGCCGTTTCCAACTGGGCCGCTCAAAATTGGCCCCGCTCCATCCGTCATCAGAAAGTGTCAAGGGAAAACCAAAAAATTATAAAAATTTTTCTCGGAGGAAATAAAACAATCTCCTTTTTGGTTTTTATTGGACACTATCGGGTGAAAGTGTCTTGTAAAAACCAAAAAGCAACTTATTTTAAGTAGTGTGGGGAACGGAGAAAGGAGCCGTTCCCCACACATACATTGACGACCAGATTAACCACAAACCTGTTTGTTATACCCGCATAGCTGTATCCTCCTCCGCAAGAAGTTTCATATAGTCCTCGTTAAAGTTCCATGCAATTTCAATCCGATTTCCGCTATAGACTTGGATAGTGCGGATCAGCACCTCAACCATATCCCGGTTCAAGGTCCGCAAGTTACTGAGCGGTTTCAAACTGTTGATCTGCTCACAGCTGATGGTATCCATATCAGGGAGAATGCTGCCACTGTCCTGTTCCAAGGCGTCCAGCTGCCGCTTTTGCTCCATAATGGCGGCATCAATCTTTTTGCAGCGGTTTTTGTAATCGCTCTGCGATACCTCGCCCAAATCATAGCTCAGATAGGCCTCCGCTTTCCGTGTCTCCAGCTGAGCGATTTGTTTCTGAATACGCTGCTGGGCTGACTGAGCACGATTTTGTGCCGTCTGGATTTGTTTTTCCTTTCGGTCAAGGCGCTTCTCTGTCTTTTTCGCCAACTGAGCTTGAAACCGGATGGAGGCCAGAACCGCTTGAATCAGGTCTGTCTCAAACAGGCGGATTTTTTTGCAGTCATCTGTTCCGTTCCATGCCCTGCCATCGCAGGTGTAGTAGACGCCCTGTGCAATCTCATGGCGTATCAACGCCGCGCCGCAGTGGCCGCATCTTAGCTTTCGAGAAAACAGTCTCCGTTTCATGGGGCCCAGCTTCCGAGTGGGCCTGACCGTTTCAAGCTTTGCTTGTACCTGGTCAAAGATTTCCTGAGAGATAATCGCCTCAAACGCTCCAGGAACGATGACCCAATCATCTTTTTCGATTGCCTTGGCTGAGTGGATGTTCCCCAGTTCGCTCAGTGTGGTTTTCAGTGCCACCAGCTTGCCGGTGTACCGCTCGTCCCGCAGGATTTTTCCAATCGTAGTGGCCCGCCAGAAATTATCGGTGCGTTCCGAGTTCCACAGCTGACGTTTGGACCCAAGCGCCCTCTTATGCTGGGCTGGCGTAGGGATACCATCCTCATTCAGCCGTTTGGCTATTTCCGTGGAGGTGAGTCCCTCTGCATACCAGTTGAACATCCGCTGTACCACCGGGGCCGTCTCCGGATCGGGAATCCAAGTCCGTTTGTCCTCCGGGGATTTGAGATAACCATAGACCGGATAAGCAGATATACACTGGCCCCGCTGGGCGTACAGCCGCTTGGCCGCTTTGGATTTCTGGGATAGGTCTCGGCTGTACATTTCGTTAATCAAGTTTAATAGACCGTTATTGATATTGCCAGCGGTGCCGTAGGGAAAATCATAGCTGTCGTAACAATCGTTGACAGAGATGAACCGGATGCCCAGGGCCGGGAAAACCTGTTCCAGGTAACGGCCGGACTCAATGTAGTCCCTGGCAAAGCGGGAAAAGTCCTTCACAATGATGCAGTCGATTTCGTGCCGGCGGGCAGCGTCCAGCATGGCGCGCATTCCCGGCCGGTCCAGGTTGGTTCCGCTGCGGCCATCGTCCAAAAACTCCAAAATTGTGCAGTTGGAAAATTCACGGTGGCTTTCAAGATAACAGTCCAGCAGCTTTCGCTGGTTAACCACACTGTTGCTTTCTGCTTTATCGCCCATCCTGATGTCCTCGTCAGCGGAGGACAGTCGGATATATTTTGCCGCCGTCATGCTACTACCTCCTTGTTAATCGCGGTGAGCAGCTGCTCCCGCTCATCCCTATACTTGAAAATCACTTCAATTCGGTCGTTCTCGTAAATCGTAATACGCTGGATCAGTCCATGGGCCAGCTCCTTGGTCAGTCGGTCAGGGAGTTGGAGACCTCCAAAGGTTTTCAGCCAGGGATTATCCCCGGTCAGCGTCTCGGACTGACGGTGCTGCTCCTCCCGGAGTGCCAGAATACGGTTTTTCAGCCGCTCGGCCTCTCCGGTACAGCATATCTTCAGCTGCTCATATTCATCGCGGGACAGCTCTCCGGCCAAAAAATCCTGCATAACCGTCTTTTTTCGGTTTTCAGCCCGCTCCAGGTCCAGATTCAGCCGCCGGAGTTCCGCCGCTCTGGCGGTGATTTGTCCCTCTTTTCCAGCGGAGAGATGTCTGGCCAGTCGTACAGTATCCACCGCCTGCTCGATTTCCTTGCCAATCAGCTGGGACAGGGCGTCCAGCAGGATATCCTCCCGCAGGAATTTGTAGGCGCAGCCGCTCCGCTCCAGCATAGCGGCGTAGTTGGGACACATGTAATGGTAGGACACCTTTTTCCCTTTGACCACCTGCTTATACCGCACCATAGGCCGGCCGCAGTCGCCGCAGTAAACCAGGCCTTTCAGAATATTTTCGCTCTTTCCCAGGTGATCGTACTTTCCCAGATTGGCGTGGTATTCTTTCTGTTTCAAATCACAAATGGATTGTACAGCGTCAAAGTCTGCTTGGCTGATGATGGCCTCATGGGTATTCTCCACAATGGTCCATTCCGACTTCGGCAGGAGCCGGTCCGGTATCCCGGCGTAAAACTCCGAGCGACGGCGGCCCTGTACCATATGGCCCAGGTAGACTTGGCTGCACAGGATATTCTTTACCGTTTCCACCTTCCAGGGCTTGGGCTGGGCGAACCGCTGGTCGATCAGGATGCCTTTCTGGTACCGGTAGCAGCAGGGGGACAAAATCCCGGAATTGTTCAGCCAGCGGACAATGCCTGCATTGCTGACGCCCTCCAATTTTTTCTGAAAAATCATTCGGACCACTTCGGCGGCCTCCGGATCAACGATGATCCGGTGCCTGTCCGCTGGGTCTTTGATGTAGCCATAGGAGGCGTAGCCTCCGATAAACTCCCCATGTTTGATTTTCTCTCGCAGAACAGAGCCGGACTTTCGGGAAATATCCTTGGAATATACCTGATTCATCAGGTTTTTTAACGCGACCACCAGACAGTCGGCGGTGGTGGCGTCGGCGCTGTCGTAGCCGTCCCCGATGGAGATAAAGCGGACGCCCATCGCCGGAAATACGTGTTCCAGGTAGTTGCCGGCCTCAATGTAATTCCGACCAAAACGGGACAGGTCCTTGACCACGATGCAGTTGGCTTTTCCAGCACAGATGGCCTCCATCATGGTCTCGAACCCGGGCCGCTGGAAATTCGTCCCGGTCTCGCCGTTGTCCTCGTAGATGGAAAGCAGCGTTAAGTCGCCCTGGCTCTGAATGTATTCCCGAATGAGCGCTTTCTGATTTTGCAGGGCCTCGCTGTCCTTCCTATCCCTGGTTTCCAGGATGGACAGGCGGGCGTAACCCACGGTAGCATAGGTTTTCTCAGCGGGAGCCGCAGTCTGCCTCTGCTCAGACAGGGCTTGTCCACTGTTTGCAGCCCTGATCTGGTCCTTTCGGCTTTTCCTCGCCATGCCTACACCGCCTCCCGAAGTTCATCGTCCTCCGCAAAGGAGGAGGCCACGGCCTTGGCCTGCTCAAACTGTGCCTGATATTGGAACACAATCTCAATCCGGCTGTCCTCGTAGACCAGAATCCGCTCCACCAGACGCACCAGCACATCCCGGTTCAACACGTCAATTTGGCCGAACCGCTGAAAGTATTCAATCCAGGGGCTGTCCGGGGAGGTGTTGGCCAGCATTTCATCCAGCTGATGCCGCTGCGTCTCAATGGACTGTTCAACTTCTTCACAATCCTTGGTGAAAATGCGCTTGAAATCGTAAAAATCCTCCTTGGACACCTCGCCGCTGGCATAGCGGCGGTAGAGATTGTCCCTGATTTCCTGTTTTCGGGCCAGTTCCTGCCGCAGAGTATCCAGCCGGCGGTCCATCCGCTCCAGCGTCACCCGCTGCATGGGGCGGCGGCTGATGGCCTCCAGCGCTCCACGCAGCTCCGCTACCATCTTGATGTGAAAGTTGATCCCCTCCAGCACTGCCTGCTCCAGCTTGGTCTCGCTGATGCTGTGGGTGGAGCATACCGATTTATCCGCCCGGTGGGCGGCGCAGACAAAATAACCGTAGGTCTTTTCGCCATAGAGACTGGTTTTTCGGATCATATTGCTCTTGCAGTCCCCGCAGCATACCAGCCCCGACAGAGGATAGACCACGCTGGCCCCGGGGGCCTTTCGGGTATCCTTGCCCTTCAAACGGGCCGCAAGTCGGAAATCCTCCTGACTGATAATGGCCTCGTGGGTCCCCTCCACCCGCATCCAGGCTTCAGGCGGGCGCTCGACCACCGTCCTGACCTTGTAATTGGGAGTGGTGCGCTTGCCCTGAGTCATAATGCCCAGATAGACCTCGTTTTCCAGAATACGAAGTACCGCCCGGGCGCTCCACTTGGCTTTGCTCTGCACCTGGTATCCGGTCTTGAAGTTGATCCCCTTAGACCGCTTGTACTCCATGGGAGACAAGACTCCCAGTGCGTTCAGATCATCCGAAATGGCCTGACAGCTTTGTCCGGCAATACGACGGGCGAAAATCTCCCGTACCGTCTCAGCCGCCTCCGGGTCAACCACCAAACGGTTTTTGTTCTCCGGGTCCTTGGCATAGCCATAGACAGCGAAGGAGCCGATAAACTCCCCGTTCCGCCGCTTCACATCCAGGTGGCTGCGGATCTTGATGGAGGTGTCCCGGCAATAGCTGTCGTTCATCAAATTTTTGAAGGGCAGCATCAGGCTGCTGGAGCTGTCCAGGTGGGCGGTGTCGTAGTTGTCATTGATGGCGATAAAACGCACTCCCAGGGCCGGGAACAGCTTTTCGATGTACTGGCCCGACTCGATGTACTCCCGTCCAAACCGGGACAGGTCCTTGACCACCACGCAGTTGACTTTGCCGGACTTCACCGCCTCCAGCATCTCCCGGACGTGGGGCCGGTCAAAGCTGGTGCCGGTGTAGCCATCGTCGTAGCCCTCCATGACCAGGTGCAGCTCCGGGTCACGGTCGATGTAGGCGTGGATCAGGTCGCGCTGATTCTTGATGCTGTCGCTTTCCGCCTTTTTGTCCAGGTCCTCCTTGGACAGACGGCCATAGGCGTAACAAAAAAATTCCATGAGAAAACCTCCTGACATTCCCCGCAACATGCGGATTTTCAGTCAGAAAGCACTCATGGAATAACCTTATCTGATTTGATCCGCATTCAGTATATCAGCTTTTTCGCTCTGTGTAAAGGGCGAGTTTTACCGGCGCTGTCATTTAGAATGTTCCAGGCACTCCTCCAGGACAGCCTGGAGGGGCCGGGTTCCGGCAAAGGAGGTCTTGACCAAAAGACCGCCGCAGCGGTAGACGAAGGGATTGCCCTTCATCTGTCGGGCGGCCTCCCGGATTCGCTCGGCCGGCGGAAGCGCTGGGTTTACATGGATGTCCCGGATATCCGGCACTGTGGCCGGGTCCACGGAGCGGATGTCGGTTTCCTTCATTTGCGTGTACTGTTCTGCTGTGATCTTTTCCCGCATAAGATGACCCCCTTGTAAATAATAGGGGAAGGCACCCCAGACATGGCCTGGAGTGCCTTCCTTTTTTGACAGCTTAATAATAACACAGAATTAAACGCAATTACAACTACCTTCTAGCGGCAGATACAGCGAAGTACAGCCGCAAATTTCCCGCAAAAGCCGCGCAAATCGGTTTAGTTGAGTTTTGCGACGTACTGGTACATCCCCGTCAAAGTCTTCAACGCCTTGGCTTTTAACGTTTGGACTGTCCGGATAGATAAATCCAGGGATTCAGCCACTTTTTCTTGGGATAACCTCTCAAAATAGGACAAATGTATCACTTCTGCTTGACTGGACTCCAAGAGCGAGATGTAGTAATCCAGCCGCTTCTGCTCCTGCTCCAGCTCCACCAGATGCACCACAATCTCCTCTTTTGTGTCAGCGTTCAGCTTATCAACCTTGCTCTGGTAGTTGAGCGCGATGTAGAGGGTCTTGTCGGAGATGTGGCCCTCGGTGTGACTGCTGCCGCCAGCACCATGCCCCAAGGCCATCGCACTGATTATCTCAGCCTCGGATGTACGGGCGGGGTGTTCCAACTCGTAGTGTAGCAGAGCGATCTTCCGCGTGCGCTCCTGATAAGTTTCCAGCAGGTTGATTACATAGGATCGCATATCGTTATTCATAATGAATTTCCTTTCCAATCAAAATTTATCGTTACGTTTGGGAAACGAAAAATTTTGATTGGAGGGGACCGGCATCTGGGATAAGTCCCATAGGTGTGAAAAGAGCGACCGAATCCACAGAACTGTGAAAATTCGGCCGCTTGGTACGCATTGAGATATCTTGTCGATGTGACTGATCGGGCAGGCGGAGGCTTTGTCGATTTTTCAACCGGCTCCCTTCTGTTCCTGCGGGAGAAACCGAGACAAGGTCGCCTAAATGCTTTCAAGTAAGCGGTGTGTCCTGGCACGTCATACCGGCGGACATTCTCAATACGATGGATCGTCCATCGCATAGGAACTCCTTCCGTTTACGGCTGGCACACAGACGGCTATCTCCTTTTGTCAAACGGAGCTGTGGCAGCATATTTTGCCGTCTGCCTAGGTGATCCTGTCAAGATTTTATTATGCTGCAACTAATCAGAAGAATAAAGTAGAAAAGTGAAGTAACCGGGATTTTTTCGGGAAAATATCGGGAAATCATTCTTCATTTTCCGACAAAAAACATCGGGCGAACATATGTGTTCAGCCCGATGTTTTTTTGTTCCATTATGATTCAGAATTGTCTAAAACAAATTTGTATCCAGTTCCCCACACAGTCTGAATATATTCTTTTCCCATAAATCCTAATTTTCTTCTGAGAGATTTAATATGGGCCTTAACAATCTCATCCACTCCAATCGTACTATCCTCATTCCATACTTGTTCATATAATTGAGTGCGAGAAAATACTTGCTTAGGGGATTGGGCGAAGAAGTGAAGAAGGTCAAACTCTTTTTTCGTTAACGATAGAGTCTTTCCATCCGCAACAACCTGACGGTATCTTGGACAAATAATCAGTTTGGTTCCAAACGCAATAATGTCAGAACATTCTTTCTCCACATCAGATTCCATATATCTCTGAGTTAGTGCGTTGGCCTGAGCGATACAAACTTCTATATTTAGGGGTTTATCAATACAAGCATCTGCGCCAGCATGAAACAATTCCACTTTATCCTCAGGACTTAAAAAATCAGCAAGCACTAAAATAGGCATATGGTTTGCTTTTCTTAAAATCCGAAGCAACTCCATGTCACTCATCATTGCAAGCTGTGAGCCTAAAATCACCAAACTGTATTCCTGCTTCATGTAATCAACTAAAACCTCAACCGCAGATGTCATATAGTAGACATCCGTAAACTCATCCCGCATACCATCATAGATTGCCCGGCACACGGCTAAGTCATGGTCCACAACTAATATCTGTCTTTTTATGTGGATCACCTCCGGATTATACCCAAATATATTGCAGGTAGTCTTATTTTACTGCTGCGACCATTTCGATCTCGCAACAAGCATTCCCGGGCAAAGAAACACACCCAACTGCGCTGCGTGCATGACTTCCAACGCTGCCAAAAATATCATACAGCAGTTTGGACGCACCATCAATTACCTGAGAGTGCTGTGTAAAGGACGGAGTTGCATTGACAAAACCTGTCAGCTTTACAATCCGTTTCACATGGTCCAAGCTTCCGGCAGTATCTTTCAGGATGGCCAAGCAACTGAGAATACACAGCCGGGCCGCCATTTGTCCTTCCTCCACCGTGAGATCCTGCCCCAGCTTTCCGGTATATTGCAGCTTGCCGTCTACTTTAGGTGTCTGTCCGGCGGTAAACACCAGCTTTCCAGCCTGAATACCCGGACAATATATAGCAGCTGGCGGATTGGCTTTGGGCAGAACAATGCCCAGTTCCTGTAAACGATCTTCAACATTCATAACAGATAAACTCCTCCATTATTCAAAGCATTTTGGCATTCCCCCGAATGCGGGTACGGGTGATTTTATTTTCCTCTACAAACACATCAGCATAGATCACGCTGGGCTGGCCCATTGCTTCACCTTGAAAGATAGTAAAGCAATTCCATCCATTTTGGACAGTAACTTGCCGATATTTTACCAGATAGGCCGCCAGCGCTGAAGCGGCCACACCGGTGGCCGGATCCTCGTCATAACCAGCCCGTTTGGGAAACTGCCGGGCATACAGCACATGATCCGTTCCCAAAACAAAAGGGTAAAATCCGGTCGTTTCATAGCGGTCACAGAGGGACCACAGCAGTTCAAAGTCCGGATTCAAATGATCCAGTACGGCCTTGCTGATTAACGGAATCAGCAGCTTAAATCGAGAAGTGGACACAGACTGGATGGGCCCGCCGGTCAAGGCTTCTGGAACGATTCTCAGTGCCTGACAGATCTCACTAACGGTGGGAGCAGTCGGCTGATATTGGGGGAGAAATTGTTCTACGGCTACATCAATCTGTTCGTCTCTCATTTCCCAATCCACCCGCATGGAGCCAAGATTTGTCTCAAGCGTGATTGGGGAGGTCTGGCATATCCCCCGACGCACCAAAGCGGTCACGCTCCCCACAGTGGCGTGCATACACATATCCGTTTCATGCAGGGGCATAAAATACCGGACTTTGATGTCACAGTCCGCCTGTGTTGGCTTCATCAAAAAGGCGGACTCCGCTCCAAAATCATAAGTCATGGCCTGCATTTGATCTCCGGTCAAACTATCAGCGTTTATCGTTACCGGGCAGGGATTGCCTCCTCCTTCCCGGGCCTGGAATACAATGGTATGAATTGTCTCAAACACAAAATCAACTCCCGTTTTCTTTGCTATATACAAAGCCGGCTGTTTTGACCGCAGCCGGCTTTGTATTGGGAAGGTTTACTTTTCGATGCCCCGTTTCTTCATCCAATGGGTCAAATCCTCGGGTTTCAAGCCGTTATACTTGCAGCCGGGA